GCTTCAAGCCTCATCGCCGTATTATCCGTATGACGAACCTCGAAGGCTCGCCGCCGATCCTGCCCGAGACGGCGCAGGGAAGCTCTCTTATTTGCCATTGAAACTGGTCGGTAGGAGGACCAGGTCTGGTAGTCATCCCCTGAGTAACGGACGTAGACGGTGGTCGAGCTCTGGTCCCCGATTACATCGAGGCGTCCGAAGAACTTTACCTGATTGATCCCGCCGTCGAACCGTGGAGTCCTGATATGCACGTCAATCGGCACTCCGTTGTCCTGATACGTTCCAGGCTCCATCGTGTAGATGTTTCCCGCCGCGTCCTGGACCAGGTCCGTCGACCCAAACCCTGTGTAGAATTTCCCTATGAAGGGGCCGGAGTCGTAGCCAGTGGCAGTCAGGGTTCCGGTGGCTGGCGCGGCGGAGGGGGTGGAGACGGGGGTGTAGGTGAATGTACCTGTTCCCGTAACCGACACGTTAAACGAACCGTTATAGCCTGCCTGCTCGGCTCCTGCAATCACCACCACATCCCCGTCGGAGAAGCCATGCGCAGCCAGAGTCGCCGTGACCAGACCTGTTGACGCACTGTACGCCAGCGTAGGGGTCTGCGCCGCCTGTGCCGTGAGGCTCGTCCATTCCTTCCAGTCCCCTGTTGTCACATCACAGGCCAGGGTGATGGCAGTGGTCCCGAGCGTCAGGACATAAAAATCGTGTCCTGCGATCTTGACCATGAAGCTCGACACCTCCGCCAGATCGTCCGCGTTGATGATGCGCTCGACCGAGGGGGTGGAGATGACCTTCGGCACCGTCCCTGTCATGACGTAGATCGACCGACCCTTTTGCTTCGTCACCCCCATGAAGAAGAGTTGGTTGTTTGCTTGGGTCACGGAGCCGGCGGTCGCGCACCCCACGTTGAGCATTGAGGAGGTGTAGGGCGCGAGGGGCGAGCCTGTTGGGTTCCCTGCGTCGTAGAAGAACTCGGTCGTGTACTGCCCGAAGGCGACGATGAAGTTCAACAGCCGCGCGAGATACACCCCACCATCAGGCTCCATCTGCGCCGTGAGAAAGTTGAGGGCGGACCAGGAGAGGGGGTCATTAATCCCTGACCCATAAATCACTCCATTCGGATTCATCACGTAAAACGTGCCATCCAGATACGCTACCCCTCGCACCGTTGTCGCTGGATAGTCCGCATCTGTAATCTTAGTGACCATCGTCCCGTTGTAGTAGTAGGCATCGGCAGTCGACTTGAACACGAAACCTACGGTGCCTGCGGCGGCCTCCGTGAGGATAAAGTCGAAGGGAAGGCCTGGGATTGTAACTGCCATGATTTGTCCTTATGAGATCTGCGAAGCTACGCCAGAAAGACTGAAGTTGAATTCTAAATGCGGTCCGTTGTCTGGGGGTATTACATAAACCAGGGTGCCCGAAGCGCCTGTCGAGTATATCACAAAAGCAGTTGGATTAGCTTCAACAAACGACGTGCACAGATAGGCTGCTATACAAGCCTCAGAACTGTTTCCCCTAATAGGCGTATTGATAACCTGCCACAGGTGCCCTGTTGGAGCGGGTGTTGTTCGCCACAACAGTCCAGGTGTACTTGACGCCCCTGGAATGGCTACAGCAGCCTGTGGCGAGTTCGCGTAATAGGTTTTAATCTCCCCTGTCAGCGGGTCCTGTGCAAGAACCGGCGTGTCTATAGGGTAAGAGGCCCCGGGGCTGTACAGAACAGATGAACCTGTTACAAGGCTTATCCCCCCCACAACTCCACCGGCGCCCACCCCACAGCCCGCTTGACCCAAGGAAACTGTACCTAAAGAACCTGTAAGAGTCTTGAACGGCAGGGCACACGGAAGCTGTGCAGCCGAGTATGTGTAAAGAACATCGTTAATAACTGTAACATAGTTAAAGTCAAAGTTCCCGAGACCCTGTCCAGTATCTCCTGAGGTGGGCGAAGTCATACCCACTCCAGGCCTCTTCACCGCCATAACAACCTCGTCCTCCCCCTTCTCCCCAAACACATTCACGCCCCACTCGTCCTTCGAGCGAGCCGCATCGCGAGAGTCATTCGGGAAAACCAGAGGGGCTCTCATAGCGCGAACGTCCCTGCGCCTACGTGCAACACGTCGTTCTGGACGGAGACCGTCGAGCCCGTGTAGTTGAACAGGCCTTGGCCGGGGGAGGTGCCCGAGACCTTTGAGCCAACGCCGGGGCGCTTGATCTGGAGGGAGCCTTCACCACCCTGCTCGGCAAACACGTTCACCCCCCAAGCACCCTTAAGGCGGGAGGAGTCACGGGAGGTGGAGCCAGAGGAAAGGGGGAGTCTCATAAGGGGAGGCCTGAAGGAGCCGGTAAACCGAATGTTTCATACCAGCTAGCTGGAAAATTCACACTAGGGGAACCTGAAAGCAGCAACCAAGGAATATCAGCCAGGGTTGTCGCTGGCCTTGTGCTGTTAAACCCGTTGCCAGGAGGTCCCCAGGAAACGCCTGCAACCTGCGCCCAGTTACTTCCATCAAAGGACCATACCTCATAGCTGTAAGGCGCTGAGCCGCCCAGCATCCACACTTTTCCCTGATAGTACAGGCACCTGAAAGAGGCCCGTGTAGGCGGGATTGTGGCGGGTGTGAACAAGCTCCAGCTCACCCCATCCGACGAACGGTAGATTGCCACGCCCTGTTGTACAAGGTACAAGAAGGAGGCATCCCCAATAATTTGTGTATTTCCGTCCACTGTCGCCGGCGAAATCGCCTTCTGTGTCCAGGTAACTAGGTCAGGCGAACTCCAGACATCGCTCGAGGACTGTCGGTATATCCAGACTTCCCCGTTCCAAACGGTATAATTGAAGATCGCATCTGATGGCGCGCTACTCACAGTTACCGCTGTCCAGGTTGTGCCGTTCGAAGTCTTATAGACCTTCCCAGCTCCCAGGAAAGACTGCAAGAGCCAGAGAAAGCCCCCAAAGGATAGGAGCCGTGCTACTGGGCCGGCCCCCAAGATGCTTCCCAGATTGGTTGTTTGCAGTACCCAGGTTACCCCGTCCAGCGATTTGTAGATCGAGGAAGTCCCTAGGATTATCCACAGAGCTCCCCCGTAACCCGCCAGACGCCAGGCGTTGAAGGAGTCGGCCCCCACAGGGATTCCAATGTTAGAGGCCGCTTGGTGCCAGACATTCGCCACCGAGACAAGACTCCAGAACACACTTCCGTCTGCGGGAACTTGTCCGACACTGCTCTGCGTGGCGATCCACAATTCCCCCTCATAGGAGACCTCTGCATCTGTCGAATAACTTGCGGAAGAGTTCCAAGCAGCAGTCGGGGTTAATCCTGTATACAGCACATCATCGACCACCTGGACAACCTGCCCATCAAAATTGAACACTCCTTGCCCCGTAGTCCCTTCGACCCCCGCGAACCCGTCGGCCAAGCCCGGCCGCTTGAGCGCCCTCCGCCCTTCATTCAACGTATTAACCCCCCACGGACCCTTCATCCGGTCCGCGCTTCGGGCTGAGGATTCCTGAGGGAGGGGGAGTCTCACTGGTTCCATTACCGAGCCCCACCCCTGTTATCCACGGTGAACATCACACTCGCTTCCTCGACGCTGAACCCAAAGCACTCCTCCTCGAACTGTCTCGCCTTCGCGTTATAGTACGGAATCATCTGCGCATCCACCGCGTACTCCGCCGACAGCTCATCGCTCAGCCCCCACTTCAGGGCCTGGAACCATTCCTGCGGGAAGTCGAACGAATCCCCACTCGACGTCATGTCGAAGAACTGGCGCTGGATCTGCCCGTGAATCACGTCCGTGGAGTTGTTCGGGACATTCATCAGGTACAGGACACCATTGGTCAACTGCGTGTCGTAGTAGAACTGGTTCGGCCGACCGGCGGCGCTCTTCGTCCCCAGCGTATCGTAGTCTTTGCGAGCGATTTGGAGCAGCGTAGTGTCATTCCCGTCCGTGTCACGGATGAAGGTCCCGTCCAGAAACTTCAACGGGCGAGCCATCACCACAGCCCCTGTTCCCGTTGCCGTCGGACCGAGCTGATACGACCCCGTCCCACTAACCATCGGGATCGTGATCTCCTGGGTCACCCACAGCGGGAGCCCCTTCTTCGCCCAGCTCTTGATCATGATGTTCAGAGCCTGCGAGCAGTTCGTGTAGTCCTCCGTCGAGGGCGTTTCCCCCGAACCCAGGGCACCGAGGTTCCGCAGGGCGGCCTTGATCACGTCATCCCGCGTCACTGTGAAGGTTGAGGTTCCCGTAACTGCCATGTTCAAACTCCCAGAGGGTTAGGCGGCATTGGCAGGGCGTCGGCCTCTGCGGTGAAAGTATCCGTAAGCCAGGCGTCGCGGTTGAGCTCCACGCTCTGCGTGTCCTTGACGCCCTTCACGTAGTCCTGGGGGTGGCGTGGCTCCCAGTCCCGGGCACAAACATACAGGTTGTCCCAGGTGCGCTTGAGCTCGCTGGCCTTGAAAGGCTTGCCACAGCGATCACACGTCGCGTTGTTATCCCCTGCCTTCCAGTATCCGATATGGCTCATGTTTGACTCCTTGCAGGTGGAAGTGGGCCAAGGGGTGTCCCCCTCGACCCTTCCCCTCTTATCCTACGATTCCTTGCTTCAGGGCACTGATGATGATGGTGAATTCATTCGACGCCGTGGCTGCGTACCCTTCCGTCGTCAGCTGAATCTTCCCGGTCTTCCCTGCCCCCGCATTGTTCTGCAAGGGTTGGGAATCCCGATAACACTCCACGTCCTGTGCAGTCAACGTCCTGATCAGCACGTCCGTCGACGCATCCCACCAGAGTCTCACGGCCAATGCCCCCTGCACGTCCCACTTGAGGTCCGTGATGGCGAGTTGGCTTGCCTTGAAACTCCCATAGGTGTCGGAGAGTGTTGCCGGGTCCAGGATATCCGTGGCCGTCACGTCGGCCGTGTCGAGGATGCCGGTGACCTTCGCCACCACCCCCTTCGGCCCATCGTGAAGAATCTGTACTAAGACAGAGTTAGACATGATCTACCCCTTACGCCGGGACTGCTGCGGTGACACCTGTGGAGGCGTAGTTGCCGTTCCAGTTGTCGTTGGTGCCAGGAGCGTACAGCGTGCCGTCGGCGTAGGTCCCTGGGAGGTAGTTACCGTGCACCTGACTGGAACCGGTGCCACCATCCAGCTTGAGGCAGGACGTGGGGGCCAGGGACATGACGTTGCCAACGACATGAAGGAAGTATCCACCCAGCACCACGTCGTTGGTGTTGGAGATGAAGGTATTCCCCACAATCTGGCCACGGAACTGGAGACCCGCCGACTGCTCCTTGATGGCGGTAGCGCAACCCTGGAAGTCATTCCCCTTGATCAGGACGTTGTTCACGATCTCGGTGAAGGAGGTTGCGCCAAACTTGATGGCGCTGTCGGTGCTGGCTACCCCTGCGAAGCGGCAGCCCAGGATCTCAGCATGGGAGGCATCGCGCTCGGCGTCGTCTGCCCCGGCGTTCCGGACCAGCTCGATCGAGGCGCAACCCGCGGAGCCCGCAAACAGGATGTTGACAAATCTCCACCCCTGCTGGATCACCCGGACGAGGGCTTGATCCGCAACAGGGGAAGCCGGAGCCGCCCAGGTTGCCGCTGCGTGATTCCCACCATCCGGCGTTGCATCTGCGTGGCGTGGGCGATTCCCACAGCCCACAACCGTCACATCAAACACCTGAACCGGCGTGACCAGCTGCTCCGTCACCTTGCCCACGAAGTAGATGATATCGCCGGACTGTACCGAGGCGAACGCACGAGCCATCGTGGAGAAGGCGGTCTTGGGCGAACGCCCATTCCCGTTGCCGCCGTACGCAGTGTCAACAAAGTACGCCGTACCCTTGGTCGGGGTCGAAAAGATTTTGTTGGTCAGAAGGGAACTGCCCACCGGCATCCCACCAAATTGAAACAAGCCATCAGCAACTGTGGTCATTTTGAAACTCCTGGTTGGTTTGTTGCGTAGAGGTTGGGGGCCTGCCTCATCCCCCTTCCCCTCAAGTCCTCATGTGAGTGTTGGGATCAGTACCCTTTCATCGGCATCGGCATCGGGCCGCGCTTCTTCTTGCTCGGCGGGGCCTTGGCTTTGGGGGCCTTGGATCCGTCACGTTTCTTTTTCTGAAGTCCACCTGGCATAGCAGTTCTCCTTGAAGTGTGTTCCGGTTAGCAAGGGGTTACGGGAACCCTTCCCGCTTCCCCTCAAGCCCGCAGGTTAAGGTCCGTTACTACCGTAGACGGCACGCGGATCGATCCACCCGCAGGAATAGCGCTCGTAGCCCAACGACTTGGCGTTCTTCGTGTCGAAGTCGTTGTCCTGGTCGAAGCTGATCCCCTCACGTTCAAGGGACAGCAGACCGCGACCCTTCTCCACGTTGGTGCGAACAAACCAGGCCTGAGGCGCCGTGAAGTAGTGGTTGAGCTTGACACCCTCGGGGAGGGCGTTCGTCGCATTCACCACGTTCACGTCGTTATTCGCAGTGCCCGTCTGATACACGCTCTTCAAGATGCGATTCGCCTGGAACCAGTTGGCCGGGGCAATGCCAAGACTGCGTGGCATGAGGTTGATCTGGAGACCACGATCGTCCGTCGCCTGCATGATCTGAATCACCATGTCCTCAATTGCTGCCTCGCTCAGGTCCGCATCCACCGCCAGGCGATTGGAGAACGTGCCGCCCGAAGTGTTCGGGTGGGCGGTGGAGAACAGGGTCACACCATCAGCACCCGTGTAAGAGGCGTTAAACCCCCGGTTGTAGATGTTGGCGTGGACGCGCTCCTTCGTCTGGCGGAAGGCCCGAGCCAGGCTCGTGGCCCGACTCTTACTCACCTCCATGTACAGGTTGTCCTTGATCTCCTCGTGCGAGACGATGTAGCCCAGGGCGTAGGCCACGTGCACGAAGCGTGCGGTTGGGCCCTGAACTTCGGAGTCGTATTCCGCTGCTGCGGCCTGCGCCTTAACCGGGACAAGGCCGAAGGGGGTCACTTGCGTGAATTCCTCATATGCCTTGTCGCTCGTATCCGTGTCGAAGAAGTCCGTGTATTCCACAGCGTGGTCAGCGTAGCTGCGGCCCCAGATGCCCTTGACACCAGGCCAGAGGAACTTGGGGTGGTTACTTGTGAGAATGACGCCTGCCATTTTGAGTCTCCTTTATCAGACGGCGGTCGAGTTGCCGAACAACTCGTGGGTGTTGAGCATCACATAGATCTTGGCGTTCGTTCCGGGCGAGGTGAGGTCATTGTCCGGGCGGTTCGGTGCGCCGAAGATCTTGATGGGCAAGCTCGAGGTGGTGGTGGCCGAGGCCCCGTCCACCGTGGTTGCCGACTGGTTGGCCGGTGCCGTCGGAGCAAGCGCCACGAGCAGGCCCGTGTTCTCGTTGAAGGCCGTGGCGGCGATGGTGTTCGTCTGCGCCTCGTACACAACAGTCGGATCATCGCAGACCCAGATGTAGTAGTCCTTCGTCTTCGTCGCCGGAATGAACATCGCGTCGAGGTTCGAGGGGTCGGCACCAATCGGCGCTTGATTCCCCGAGTTGCCGCTTGCCGAGCCGATCCCCACGATGACGCCGCGAGTCACGCCGGAGGTGCTCGTCGAGCCGCGGGTGCCGTAGAGGGCTGCGCCAGGAGCTCCCGTCGTCAGGTCGCCCGTGTTGGTGCTCTTCACCACGTCACCGATGTAATACGCGACTGTATCCGCGTTGTCGATGAAGTACATGGTGGCCTGCCCATTCCACGAGCTGCCATTGATATGCCGTACAGGCTTGAGGCCGAACGGTGCGTTTGTGTTTGCCATGAGTAGCTCCTATGAGGAAAAGTTACGAGATCTTAATCCCGCCGTTATACCGCTTGTCACCGGGCTTCGCGTCCAGCTCCCCGCGCCTGATCGCCCGCTCGAATTTGTCCACGTCGCCCTGAAGCTTCGCCTGGTCCTCCGCATAGAACTCCTCCTCAATCTTCATGAGGTAGGCGTAGAGGGCCGAGCCGTCTTCCTGTGCGCCGACAATCCGCTTAATCTGGGTTTCCTTACTTGGGTCTCCTACCTCTTTTGGCTCCACAAACACGTACCCGCCCTGCTGAGCTTCCGCCACCCGCCCTGCCGTGTCATTGACCCAGTGGAGATGGTAGCCAGGAATTTCCATGGTGACACCGAGCTTCGAGCGAGGCACACCGAAAGGGATGCGACCAGCGCGAGTCGGGCGATCAACTTGGGACCTGACAGCGGGGGACTGCGTTATTACCTTCTCTTCGTTTGCCATCATGCTTCTCCACCAAAATAATCTTTAACGTAGGCTTCGCGGGAGGGAACCAGGCCCTGCTTCACGAAACGGTCACAGGCGTCCTTGGCCTCTTGCGGCAAACTGGCATAGCCCTTCCCGCCGGTCCCACGACTCTCCCCACTCCCGCCCACGGCCGCAGCCTTCTTGCGCTCCCCGTTCTGGAAGTGCTCCGGGAAGTCCTCCTGCACGCGGCGCTTGACCTCCTCGAGGAAGGGGCGACCCACAAGCGTTGGGTTCTCCGCCCGGACAATATCCCCGTAGCCGTTGGAGATAGCCCGGAGCTTCACATTGTCCCTGAACCAGGCATTCTCCCCAACCCAAGCCACCCACACGGGGTCCTCGGTCGGAGGAGCCTTGGCTGCAGGAGCCTGTTCCCGGACCTGCGGCGCTGCCTCCGCAAGCTGGTCCATCTGGTCCTCAATCTCCACCACCTTCGCGCCATCACCCTCGCGCAAGGCCTCCTTCCGTTCGTCCTTCAGCGCGCGCAGGGCCCGCTCATACGCCTTCTGTTCGGTTTGCTGGTGGAACGAAGCGAATTCACGCATGGTGCGCTGCATCTCCGCCACAGTCCCATCCCGCTTTGCGAGCTCCGCCCGGAGCTTGTCCATGTCCTTCCGGAGGAAGCCGTTGATGCGCTTGCCTTCCTCAAGGAACTCTTCGGCCGGACGCCACTTTTCAGGCGGACCTTTGAACTCCTCCTGGGGAATCCATCCGAGAAGCTGCGCTTCCTTCTCCACGGCTTCGACCGCTTCGGGTGCCACAGCTGCTTGCTGCTCCATCTGTTCTTCACTCATTTTCAAGCACTCCCTTTACATCAAGATCATTGATCAGTCGGTACATCTTCCCGTCACTCCCCGCACGCTCTGTGCCAGCGTAACGGGCGAACACCACCCGATCCCCAGGTTGGCACCATGCTTCCGCCTGGTCTGCGTAGGCCGTATTCCCGAGACTCACCACCGTTGCCTCCGTCTGCCCCATCTCCTCTCGCCGCGTCTGTCCAGCCGTTGCCATAATGATCCCACCGGCAGATTTCACATCCACCTCCAGCGGCAATACGAGAATGACATGCCCGACAGGTCGGATACCCGCCCCCTGGTTCTTCATACTTGCACCTCGCAGACGTCGCCGTACTGGAGGTCGAGAAGGTCAAGGATAGCACCAACACGGCCCAGAGCATTGGCGTTGAGCATTGCAGTGGCCTCGGCACCCGCCTCAGTAAAGACACCATTGGCCCAAGCCTGATCGTCACTTGTCCTGCTTTGTGCATTTTGCTGCCTCTCTTTCTGCTGGTTGGAAATACTGTCTTGGAGAATCTTTGCTGTGCGCAACAGGCTGTCTTGGTGAGTCTTCGCCGCCCCGATCTGCGCGTTGATGATGGCGATCTGGCGGTTGCTGTCCTCGTTGCGGGCCTCCGAAAGGTGCATGATGGCCTTGGCCCGGAGTTCCTGGATCTTCGCCTGATTGAGGTCGGCCTCGCCGAGGAGCTCCAGTGCGGCCATCTGCATCTTCATCTTGCTCTCGGCAGCGGCTTGCTCCATCTTCATCTGCTCGATCTGCATCTTCGGGTTCGGGAGCGGCGGGTTGGACTCGGACACTCCGGGGAAGACGACAGCCTTGTCCGTGATGCGGAGGGCGTCGAGGAAACGATGCTCCACGGCGACCACATCGTACCCGGAGGTGGTCATGGCAGCTTGCTTGAGGAACTGGGCCTGGATGAGCCGCTGCCCCTCGGAGACCATGTTGGGGTCCGCGGTTGGGCAGATGCTCTTCTCGCTCTCCGCGTAGTCCTCTTTCAGGACGGTCGAGGGTTGGCCGGCGGCGGTCGAGTAGTACTCCACGTTATCGTCGAGATACACCTGGTTCAAGGCGTAGAGCTTGCGGAACTCCTGTTTCATCGCACGGTGGAGCCTCTTGTAGATCCCCTGAAACACCCTCTGCCCCTCATTCACCACGTTACGGGAGGTCTCCGCCGGGGTGTTCTGTCCCGGACTCACTCCGACCTGCGGGTCGGTCGCACCAGCCACCCGTTCGCCGTAGGAAATGAGGAGCTGAAGGAGCTGGAACAGAACCATGGAGGGCTCCTTGAGGTTCAGCGGGACGATGGACTTCCGGAGGTCATCCCCCGTGGCATCCACCCGCTTCCACTCGAAGGGCTTGAAGGAGTTGTCGCCGGAACGGAACTTTGCTCCACGTCCAAGGAACCCGCCGCCAGTGGTCGCGAGTGTGCCTGCGTCAATGAGCTGGTTAACGGTGGTGTTGATGGATTCATTCAGCGGTCCGAGCAACACCCCCCACCCAAGGTCATAAATTCCGCCATCAGGCGAAGGGATGAAGGGGTACTTCGTGAAATAGTTTGTGGCCTTGATGAACATGACCTCCCCCGCCTTGTTGCGGGTCACGTCCGAGGTCCGGAAACGGGCAACAATCCGGCAAAGGGCCTGCGTGTCCTTGCGAATCGAGATGATGTAGGGCTCTTGATACCCATCCCCGTCAAGATCGTACCAACAATGCTGCTCCAGGACCTCATACGGGGCCTGCGGGTCGTCAGCGGTGGGGCTTACCCCCTGGGCCTTGACCTTCGCGGCGTCGAAGGAGTTCGAAAGCCCCTCCACCGCCGGCCGGACGTCCGCCGAGCCCTCACAAAACACCCCTCTCCGCTCCCTCTCCAGCATGTCGTTGGGGGAAAGGTAGAGGACCTGGGTGATCCGGCTGGCCTTCTCAAGGGTCTGGGCAAAATACGGTATATACACGTCCTTTGCCAGCACATTCTCGCTGATGTTGTGCCCGAGAGCGGGGTCGAAGTAGGATTTCTTGAAGGCGCAGCCCACAATCGGCACCGTAATCAGCACGCGGTCGTGGTTATCCTCCCAACCTTCGTCCTCCTCCAGCACCTGGTAGGACATGTGGGCAGCAACACGGCCAGCCCTGGCAATCTTCCGGCCATCAGGGTCTTCTCCAAACGTCCGACACTGCACAATGTCAGGTCCCGGAATCAACGCCGGGTAGGCTCGGGCATGGAATTGGAGGGCAGCGATGGTGATAAGGGGGAATTTGACGTTCGAACACCCCTCCCAGGGGAAGGTTTTCTGGTCCGAGACCTGGAGGGCGAGCTCAAACGCCCCGACCATCTTGTCCTCCCAGTCCTGGCGGCTTCCCTTGTCCAGGGACCAGTTCTGCCAAACCTGCGAGGCGATGCGGGAGCAGTCGTCAGGGGAAAGCAACTCCGCGATGTTGGGGGAGCTGACGGCTTCCTTCAGGTCAATAGGTTGCTCAAGTTCCATCTGATCAATACCCCGTTACTTTGGATCGGCCGAGCACCTTCCTCGGGTCGTGAGCGCGAAGTTCCACCTCTTCCTCTTCCAGGAAGTCCTCTTCCTCGAGCTCTGCGAGAAGGTCAAACCCCTTGACGAGGATGGCCGTGGAGTCGAATTCGTCATCTTGCACGGCATCGGAGCGGCCTGTGAAGCGCAGCAGCACCCCCTCGTAGCCGGGATACCACTCCGCTTTCTTGTCAAACCGCATCCCGCCGGCTCTCATCCTCTTCTGGAAGGGACGGGCCCTCGAGGCCTTGTCCTTGATCGAAGGAATGGGCTGGCAGTTAAGCCAGCAGTCCCGAAGTTGCATCTCTTTGTACAGGGTCGGTGCGATGGACTTCCAGATCACCCCGTCCTCCACAAAGAACGCCTCAGGGCGATGCTTTGCCTGGAGATCGAACATCACGTCAATCCACTCGAGGGTGTCCCACTTGCCCGAATGCTGGTCGAAGATGTGGAGGAGGTTGTCGAGGCCCTTTCCCCCGACAGTGAAGGAGGTTTTGTTCGCCCGGTCGGCCTTGCTCACGGCAAAGTCGCACCCGATCGCTACCTTCTTCCGACAGTCCAGCTGGTCCTCCGTCATCCCCTGGAAGTCGTCCTTACGGAGGAAGGCTTCGGAGTTGTCGAACGGGTCGTTGAGGTACTCCTGGGAGTAACCAGCGGCATCACCGTCGTCGATGAAAACCTGGCGTTCTGCGCGCAGTGCCTTTTCATCCCACATCTCTTCCCACAGGATGTTGGAGAAGTCATCAAACCCTTCATGCGCTTTGTACAACACGCTGTCCCAGCTCCCGCTTTTCATGATGCGGGCCAGGTAGGAATCCTCGTGGAGAATCGTTCCGTGCCAGCGGATCTTCGCACCCTTGCGACCCAGGGGAAGAAGCGCCCGAAGAACCCAACTACGAAACTTTTTTCGGCGGTCAATATTTTCAACCTGCTCATCCTCTTCCATGTCGTCGCAGATGATAAGACCTGGACGACGACCCCGCCATTTCAGGCCCCGGAGTTTCTGCCCGGCGCCACGTGCAATAATACGAAACTTGTAACCATCCGTGCAAGATACTATGATCTCGGTCTTGGAATCCACCTCAAAGGCTTTTATGTGAAATTCCCGCCGCAGGTCATCATTATCCCGAAGCTCTATGGCAATGTCTCCAAGGTGGGCGATGGCCAATTCCTCTGTGGCGGACACCACCAGAACGTGAGGCTCGACCCGGAAGCATACATTAGCCAGGCCGAAGTCGTGCGTCAGGGCCGTGGATTTCGCGTGCTTTCGTGGAGCTGCTAGACCGACCAGACGGACGGGTCTGCAGTACAGTTCCCACCATTCCCGGTGACAGTCTGGAGTAGCCACAGCTTCGTCATACATTGGGGAGAGGAAAGTCCCCGCGAAACTCTCCACGAGGGCAGCGGTCAGGGTCACAGCCACGGCTTGCTCTCCTTCCGCCTGTCATCCCGCTTCCGCACTACCACCGCCGCTGGGGAGATGTGGCGAACCTCAATCCAGTTAATAGTCGCCAACGCCCCTGCGATGAACGCCTCCTCCACAGGGGATTGCGGGACAAGCTCTTCGAGCCTTGCCCGCTCCTTCTCCACCCGCTCAGCAGAGACGGGGAGGTCGCTCATGCGGCTTGCTCCTGAACCACGACACCCTCAACCACCACCTCGCTCGGCCGGGAAACCCCCAACCCACGCTGTAACGCCAACAGTCTGTCGGCAAGCTTTTCGAGATGCCCCTCCACCGGGACCTGGGCCTCCGCCCTTGGCAATCCCATCCCGAGGCTCTTCGCCCCGAGGGCCGCTGCCTGCAGCACCAGGTTGTCGGGGATCGAGGCCGAGGGCGCTGCGAGCTTGTCCATCAGGACCTCGAGGGAGCGGGTCGTCACCGCCCGAAAGCGCTCCTCGATCGAGAGCCTCAGCGCCGGGTCGACCAGCTCATCCTTCCGCTGCTCCAGCCTCATCTTAAACGCGTCGGAGGTCATGACCGTCGAGATCCAGCTCGGCGTATACCCGAACCTCGCGGCGAGCTCGTTCTGGCTCACCCACGGCTCTGCCACCACCATGTCGATGAGCCCGTCGTGGGAGTAACGAATTTTGGGGGGACGAGCGGACATGGGGAGGACTCCTGACTATGTTCCTATGAGTATAGGCTATGGGGGCGGGTTTGTCAAGACTGGCATGGGGACCGGTTATCGGCGGGTAATGGGAACATAGGCGAATGCTAAATGGATATGCCAAACACGTTTTACCGTGCTAAATCCCGAATACCTAACCCCCTATTGACTCGGCGTACGTACGCTAGTATAATTGATTTGCGTGACGTACGCACGCTATAACTTTCCGAAAGGATGCCAAAAATGTCTAGCCAGAAAAGTCTGCGAACACATAAACCGACAGCAATAAACTCCCTAACGAATCCCGAAATTATGGAGGAACTTTACAAGGAAAAGTGGGAACTGCAAACCTGCCCACCATGTCAGCAAAACGTTATGATGAAACAGGGGCAACGCTATTGCTCGGCAGCGTGCAGGGCCAAGGCAGCCCGGCAAGCAAAACAAAACGAACTCGAGCGCCTTCGCACCGAACTAGCCAACCTTAAAGGAGAGACAAAATGAGTGAACAAACCTGTGCGTGGTGCGGATCAGCTTTCCAGGCCCGTAAGGACTCGGACCTTGTATGCTCAAAGGACTGCGGCAACCAGTCCCTTTTAATGGCTCAGCAAGAATTCGAGCGGCTTCTCGCGCACTACGAGAAACTTGAAAACACCCTCCGTCTAACACGGCTCGACCTGGCCGATCTTCGCCGTGCGAGCTCCGACCGCTTCACCACAGCCAAGCATGCCGCAGCCATCGGTGACTTCGCTGCCACCCTTTTCCCACAGCACCAAAAATTTCAGGACATTGCCTACAAGAAAAAAGAGTAGCCCCCGCCCCGTGTTCCCATCACCCCTCCATTATGTGTTCCTTCTTCCCAAAATCCCGCGAAAATGTGGGAGTGCCCTATATATAATATACACGCGAGAAATTTTCCCCCTACCCCCCTCCTTCTGGAAGGCTGGCCGAGGCGGGTCAGGCTGGAGGGGGCGGGAATGGCATGGCGTGGTTCGTGCTACGCGCGCGGGTGCGCGTCCAAAGGGCTGCGCGTAGGCGCGTCTATTGAAGAAGGGGGAAGGTGCGGGGCGTTGGCGGGAATTGTCAGGTTGAGGCGCAAGATTGTCACATCAAGCAAGGGATGTGCCTGCACGGGGCGGGATGGCGGAATGGGGGAAAGCTCCAAGGATTCAACGGGTTAGGGTTGTGGGAACATAGCAGGCACGCCCCTTGCCTATGGTAAGGTGTGCCGGGAGACGCCCGGATTTGATAAGGGGAATGGATCATGACCATCAAGCTAGTTTGGGGAAACTTCAATAACAGCCACACGGCAAAGGTGCATTACAATACGGACCTGAAGGAATACAAGGCAACCATTCAGCGCAAGGCAGACCTGCAAGTTGAGGCGGAATATTTCACCGATGACAAGCAAGACGCGATCAACACGATACAGATTGAACTGGATCAGATCAATTGCGTATAGGCCATTACCTCAAGGGCATCGCAAGGTGCCTTTCGGGAAACAGCCCCCGCCGTGGCATACGGCGAACTAATCTAGTGAGGTGGAATCATGGCAACGAAGAAAGTTGAACGCGCAATTACGTTTGAGCACGCCGATGGCGTCCTGAAGTTCAAGTCAGCCAATGGGGATTCGTTCAGCCTCGCGCTGGCAAACCTTAGCCCGGATGCACGGGCGCAGGCCGTTGTGTTTGGCGTGGCGCGGAAGGTGACGAATGCGACGGCGCTGGACGCAGGTGCGACGGTAGCGGATAAATGGGAAGCGCTGGTCGAGGTGGCCGAACGTCTGCATGGGGGCGGGGATTGGAATGGCGTTACCCGGACGGGTGGCGGGGGCGGTGCCGAGGGTCTGGTCGTCCTCGCCCTTGCCCGTGTTTATGGGGATACGGCGGAGAAGGCCGAGGCCACCATCGCCCGGACGATGGAGAAGAAGGGGCTGGACCGGAAGGCGGCGCTCAAGCTATGGGCGGGCACGGACAAGGTGGCGGCCGAGATCGCGGTGATCAAGGCGGAACGCGCGGCGAAGGCGGCCGCAAGCGCCTCGGTCGATGCGGATAGCTTGCTGGCCGAGATGGACGATTGACGAGCGGGGTAGCGTGAAATGGGGGCGGGGCAGGGGTAGTAAGGGTGGGACTCGCCCCCGCTCGAAGGCCACACTACAAGGGACTGCTCCCGCGGCTCCTTGTGGGGGAAACCTTCCTCAAGTCTCGACGATAAGGCGGACTATAAACTGTTATCGGCACCGGGCACGGTGCAAGTCCAGGATAAGGCTGGACGACCTTCAAACGAACAAGGAGCAACAATCATGAACATTCGACAAGCACTGGCGGGGGTCTCGAACTTCCCCGCGAACCGGATGGCGAGGGGCGCGGCGGATGAGACGCGGGTCTGGCGGATTGATGGGACGAACGGGAAGGAGGCGCTCGTTTGTGGCCCCTATTCCGCGGGGGCAGCGGTTCGGCTGGCGGAACTGGCCGGGATCAAGGAAGGCCGAGCGACAAGGGTGGATGTTCGGCAGGTTTGGGTTAGGGAAGCGAAGGGCGGGGGGAAAATGGCGGGGTAAGAGTTCGCGGAATGGCTTGCCTAGTATCATCATCATGCGAAAATGGCCCTATCCCGTTGATTTTAAACGGGATTCGGCTTTTCTATCGTCCTTACGATCATCATCATATACCCCTCCTTCCCTTTGGGGCTTAAATCAGGGATTAGTTAGTAGTTTAGTATATATTTTTTTTCTAATATACGAAGTACCCCCCTTTCTGTCCCTAAATAGAAGGTGGGGTATATGATGTTGATGGGAAGGATAGGGATAGGCATTTCACATCGTGAAATATCGCCCCCAAACCGTTGATTCTATTGGGAAAAATAATCCGGCCGAAAAACTTGCATGATGATCCCCATAGGCTATAATGGTCACATCATCAACGAAACGCCGCGAAAGGCTACGTCATGGGCAGGCCTAAAAGAGTCTTTACCCCCGAGGAACTGACAATAATCAGGACGCTGGGGGAAAGGTTGAAGCCGGAAGAGATTGCGCTGCTGGTGGAAGCCGGAATTCACGGAGTGGGGCGGGTGCTGCGGAAGGAGGAGGGGGCGGAACAGGGGGATTGGGAGCCCTGGACGCGCAAAACCTCGGAGTGGGCACTTCAAAGGCTGTTGGTGCTTTCCGGGAAGGTGAAAGAGCCGGGAGCCTCGGACTGGCTGCAAATGATGGTGAATAGGCTTTATAACAAACTCGGGCCAGTAGTGCTCGGGATGTGGAGATAAACATGCGGAACAGGACACCGGCAGAGCGACGGGAAGCTCGGGCGAAGAGCCAGAAGGCCAATGCGCTTTTCACTGACGGGGAGGTGCGGCAAATCCGAGCCCGGCTGGCAAAAGGCGGGATCTCGTATCTGGAACTCGCCCAGGAACTCGGGTGCGGGGTTGGGACGCTCAGGAAGCTGAACAACGGGGAGACGTATGGGTGGGTTATGATGGAGGGCGGGGAAGTCTCCCGGAATCTCCTGCCCCCGGAGGCTGCTCCGGCAGGTTTCGACACCGGGGCAAGCCTGCGGATACTGCAGGAAAGACTCGGGCAAGAGGCCAAGGTGAAGGCGGCGCTGGATGGAGCTTTTGCGGGAGGAGCGGTGAGGCGCAGCCCGGAGGAGATTGCGGAGGATGCGCAAAGGGAAGCGGACGAAGCGGATCGGCGGTATGTGGCGAGCCTGCCCAAAGCGGAAGAACTCTAAAGGAGAACGGAAATGCTGACACACGGAGAGTTGCTGCAATTTGTGGAAAGTCGCGGGAGAGTTGGGTATGACGAGGCCTTTAAGGTTTTGTACCGAAGAAGTCCAGAAGGCTTTGAGCCGAGTAGCTTTGAAGCCTGCGCAGCAAGGCTGATAAAAGCAGGGTTTCTGCGGCTCGTCGAGCAAGAGGGGAAAATATTCCTCGAATTTGTAGCTGGGTCTCCGGCGGAATGACCGTGCAGCGAGGGGCTCCCCCAAGGGGCTCCTCCCTAGACGGGCAAGCGCCACCCAGGACGGCGTACAAGGAGATGAGGAATGACGGATATTCGGTATTATGCGACGCTTGAGGAAGTGGAGCAAGCGGACGAGGCGCAGGAGGGGATTTGTCGGGCCTGCGGGGAACATTCGAGCGGGGTGGAGCCCGACGCCGAGGGGTATAAGTGCGAGAACTGCGGCGAACCGCGGGTTTATGGGGCGGGAGAGTTCCTCCTGCGCGGGTGGGTGGAATGAACGCGCCGGAAGGGTTTGCAGCCCCTTACCAGTGGGAAAACTGGAAGGTCGAAGCCGCGTATAAGAAGAAGTCGCGGGAGATCGCCCGGAGCCTCGGGGTCTGGACAGCGGCACGGTATCTGGCGATTCGGGAGGTGCCGTTTGGGCTGGCGCTGGAGTGGTTGTTGGGGGTGGAGGTCGGGCCGAGGCCGCAGGGGCGGAAGGGGGAAGGGAAATGACCGAGGAACGCAAACAAGACCGCCCGGACTGTGGGGAGCCCGAGGACAACCTCCGCCCCTTCTATGTGACCTACGGGTTTGGGACGACCCTCGAAGGGTGTTACTCCAGGGTCTGGGCGGCGAACTGCGGGGAGGCCCGGAAGGAGGTGATGGAAAAGACTTCCGGCCGCTTCGCCTTTATGTACGGGGTGGAGGACTTTGACAGGGCCATCGGGAAGTTTGGGCTCGTCCTCGTTCCGTTGCAGGAACCGGGGAGGAAGCTGTGATGCGCCGGAGCCTCTGGACACTTACGCCAGCTTATCATGAGTTCTTGCTGGAAGAGATGCACCGAGCCTTCAAGCGGGATTTCATAGCAGCTCTGTACGGAAATTTTACGGGAACCGCCCTCATGACAGATGTTAAGTTTATGCTAGTTGGTGGAGGTGAGCTATGACCCGCCTTCACTCCCGCCGGGAGCTGGTCGAAGCCGCTCTGGACGGGGAAGGGGTTTGTCTGGACTGTGGGGAGGTGCAGGACTTTCAGGAGGCTCGACTCCGCCTCGGCCTGTGTGAGGCGTGTGGGGAACAGCGAGTGATGCCGGGGGAGGATGCTCAGGCGCTGCTCGCTCTCCTCGAAGGGCTGGACGAGGGCTGAGGGACCACACCCGAGGGGCTCCACGGGGGCTCCTCCATTGTGGTTGAACAGCCGGCCAGGGGACGAACGTCCCTCGCCCTCACGGGGGCCGGAGGCATTGGGGAATAGGCGGGGAGCCCTGAGAAAGACCCCGCCAAACTTGAAGGAGTGATAAGCATGACGCAAGACACAACGCAACAAGCAGAGACGAAGGCCAAGAAGGCTCCGGTGGAGGTGGTAGCGGTGGAGATGGAGGATGGTCGCACAGTGGAATTCTCCGGGAAGCGTGGGATGCTCAAGGAGATTGTGCTGGACGAGCAGGCCGGTACGGCAAGTGTGAGGTTTGATTTCCGGAATGGTCAGACCCTCACGGCCCAGGTCCCCCAACAGCATCTGTTGTACGCCGCAGCTCACGGGTATGCGCAGAAGCTCGGGGATGAAGTCGCAGGCATGAAGGGCGAGGACAACGCCCCGGCGAGCGACGAGGACAAGGTTCTGGCGATTGATGCCCTGCACTCCCGTTTGCAGTCCTCGGATGACTGGAACAAGGTCTCCGAGGGCGGTGGTGGGGTCTCGGGTGCCTCGGTGGTCCTCAAGGCCATCATGGAGGTTTCGGGTAAGACTCTCCTCGACGTGAAGGCATTCATCGAGAAGAAGCTGGCCGATGCCGCCGCCAAGGGTCAGAAGCTGACCCGCGCTGCTCTGTATGCGAGCTTCCGCAATCCGACCAGCAAGACGGGCGTGGTGATTGCCCGGCTGGAGGCTGAAAAGAAGGTCAAGGCTCCGGCGGTGGATGCGGACGAGCTGATGGGCGAACTGGGCTGATCCAGATCTAGTCCAGTAAGGCATGGGGCAGGGACCAAGGAAGGGCTTGGCCTGCGCCCCATATCTTAGGGGATTTGGGCGGGATCACGTTATCCGCCGATAACAGGAACACCAACCGGGCCAGAGGCCCACAACATGAAGGAGTCACTAGCATGAAAAGTATTGATACGGAAATTCTCTTGGTGGTCGGAGGGCTTATTGTCTTCTTGCTGATTGTCCTCGGAGGGTCTATGCACTCTGCAGGCTTGCGTCAGGACTGCCGCCTTGCCGCGATGGAGAAGCACTACGTCTCCGCCGAAATCGCGCAGATCTGTCAGTAAGGAGCCCCACTATGTCACAACCATTCGCACGAGCCAGGGCCATGATGGCCTTGTTCGCCTCGGCCTACGCCGCAGGCAACACCGGCCTCCTCGGCCTCAACACCTCCTACCGAAGTCGCGGGAAGGGGGAGGGTCTGGCCGGGAACAAGCACGCCAAGTCCTCCTTCAAACAGAACAAGCGGAGGGGGCTGTGATGACCCACCTCACCCCCACCACGGCGATCCCGCGGACGCCCTCCCGCCGCCTCACCCACCCCGCGCCGAGTCGGGCTTCGACCCAAACGGGCTCGGAGCCCCAGGTCCGGAGCCGTTGGCTCTACACCGCTAAGGCGAAATCCACGGAGGTCGAAGGCCGTCGGGTTGAGTCCCGCGTGGACCAGCCCCTCTTCTCCTCCCACCCTTACGGGGAGGGGGATGTGCTGCGGACCCTCTCCTCGGGCGGCTGGTTCGATTTTAACAACACCTCGTTCGCCTCCCAGAAGGTCCGCCAATTCGCCCTGGATGCGCAACGCACGATGGAGGAGCTGTGCCATGCCGCGCAAGCCTAGCCTAGTTCCAACGGAACATTTGCACCTCAAACTCGAGGCCCGGCACCGCGCCAGGGTCGACCTCTTCCTCTACTCCGAACTCGAGGGGCGGGTCCCCAAGGGCGGCCACAAGGCGTTCTTTGAGGCGAGGATCGAGGAGTTCTTCTCGCGGGAGTGGCTCGACATTGGCTTCGGCCACAAGGTGACGGGGAGCCCGGAGGCCCTCGCAGCGTTGAAAATTCTTTTGGAGATCCAATCATGACCCCCGAACTCAACTCACAGATTGCCATTTGGCGCCAACACGCAGCGGACGGGACCTTAACACTGGACGAGATGCGCGAGGCCATCAAGGCGCTTCGCGGAGGACGGGCCAGCGCCGCCATCGCCAGCGCGACAAGCAAGACCAAGAAGGCTCCGATGGTGGTGGCGAGTGCGGACGACCTGCTGGGCGAGCTGGAGGGGATGTGAGATGAACATCACACCCGAACAACTGCGCAAGATTGCACTGCGGATTAACATTGAAGAACAGCAGCCTTGTTTATTCCAGTGCGATGCAGAAAGATTTGCAACAGCCCTCTTCGCCGAGTTCCAGAAGCTGCAAGCTACGGAGCAGGAGCCTGCGGGGGACTGGGATTTCGAGCCAAAAACCTGTCCAGAGGCGTTCCTTCAACAGGAAATTAGGGCGAGAGATACATTCCTTGCGGAGCAGGAGCCGGTTGGCTATCAACAGATATTTAACGCAATTGCTGCCGCTACCAGTGTCGCTGCATCTCTGGGAATCAATATCTCAGTTAAAGCTTTTACTGAATCTATCGGCCCACTCTACGCAGCCCCACCAGACCTCACCAAGCGGATTGCTGAGCTTGAAGCTGAAACAGCGGCGCTTCGATCACTTGCAAATAACGCGATCACCACACTGAAGGCTGAGCGTGATGAACTCGCAGCACAGAATCAGGCGATGCGGGAGGCGCTGGAAACAGTAATTAAGTATCCATGCCCCAGTGAGCATACTTTTGAGGTGAAGCAAGCCCTCACCCTCCCCGACCTCGCTTCCTCCATCCTCCGCAAACGGGATGCGCAGGTGTTGGACAATGCGGCTACCCGAATGGCGAAGACTGTCGCGCTTGGCTGTGGGGTGGAGGATTGCGTCGATGCTCTTGCCAACTGGGCCGCAGAACTGGAGACCCCAAAATGAACCTCATTCGCCCACCCTTCCCCGAAGTCATCGACAACACCATTCGTTCAGCCTTCGTGTCTTGCCCCCGCAAAGCGTATCTAGAATATTTGTGCCACTTCAAGCCCATCGACCAGAGCGTACATCTTCACGCAGGTGGAGCCTACGCCCACGGGCTGGAGAAGATGCGGGTGGCCTTCTACCAGGCCGGCCACGGGGCAGAGGACTCGCTTGCCTTGGGCCTCCAGGCCCTTCTCGAATTCTACGGGGATTTCGAGTGTCCCCCGGAAAGCGCCAAGTCCCTTGAGCGAATGCTCGGAGCCCTCGAATACTACACCACGCAGTACCCACTCGAAACCGACGCCGCCATCCCTTCGTTCCTCCCCGGAGGGAAGCGCGGGATCGAGTTCTCCTTCGCGGAACCCGTCGACGTGCTCCACCCGGTGACTGGAAACCCCATCCTGTACGTGGGACGAATGGACGGAGTGATGGATTATGCGGGGGGCAGGTACGGTTTGGACGACAAGACCACCAGCTCCTTGGGCGCCTCCTGGTCCAAGCAGTGGGACATGCGGGCACAATTCACAGGTTACTGTTGGGGAGCAGCCCAAGCTGGCCTCCCCCTCAACGGATTTCTTGTCCGAGGGGTGTCGATCCTCAAAACGAAATACGACACCCAGCAAGCCCTCACCTACCGCCCGCAGTGGATGATTGACCGTTGGTACGAGCAACTTCTCCTCGACCTCGAGCGCATGAAGAAAGCGTGGGACTCGGGGATCTGGGATTACAACCTCGATGAGGGGTGTAACGCTTACGGGGGGTGCGGGATGAAGAAGGTCTGCCTGAGCCAGGAGCCCGCCCGGTGGTTGGAGACAGGGTTCGTCAGGCGCGTCTGGGACCCGGTCTTGAGGGAGGAGCGGCTGCTAGGGGCCGAAGTCCCCTTCCCTCCGGTCTAGGTTGCAGCGTCGAACAGGGTGACAGCCTGTTCCGCGATACACCCTAGGGCCACAGGCTCTTAACCAGAAAGAAGGAGAAGGATCATGGAAGTCAAAGTGTTTGTGCATCAGGTACTGTGGGAGGATGGGAGTGGGAGCAGTAACATCGTGGGCACCCACCCGTTCTCCGCGGACAACCCCCAGTACATCCTCGCGGCGGAGGTCACCATCGAAGTCCCCCCGTTCGACCGCCACAAGCTGGTGCTCGGCCAGATCGCCGCCCTGCGGAGGAAACAGGGGGAGCTGCAAGCGGCCTCCAACGAAATCGAGGGGAAGATTCAGAACCTTCAGTGCCTGGAGTACCGTCCAAATTCCGAAAATGTATCTGAGCTCGACGGGGGTGCCCTATGACCACTGCACCTGGACCCATCATCGTCGGCATCTCCGACATGATTTTCGAGACCCTCTGCACCCTCAAGCGTGAGCAGTACTGTCCGCACTCGGATGCCGACGTGATGGACGAATGCATCAAGGCCTGCGAAACGCGGATCAAGACACTGCGGAGAATTCGTGAAGAGCTGGAGAATACACTTTCAGGAGCCCTGCTATGAGCAGCAAACTCAAAACCGAGGTCACCGTAGGCAACACCCTTTTCACGGTAGAGTATCTCTACACCCCAGGCACCCCCGGCCGCCACACCCTCCCGAACGGGGACCCAGGTTACCCGGCGGAAGCCCCTGAGGTTGAGCTTCTTGGTGTTACTTGTTGTGAGGATCTTCTCGAGCACTTGTCCGAGGACTGTCTGGACGGAATCGAGGACGCCCTTCTCGAACACGAGGCTGATGAGGAGTCCGACCATGACGAATCCTGACCGCCGCTCTCCCGACCGCGAACCCTCCCGAGAGGACTGGAAGGAGGGTGACTTCGGGGGAGAGGACACCCCCCTCGCCGCCTACGCCATGTTTGTGGTACTCGTCGCCATATACACTGTCGCCATCGGCCTGCTCCTCGCCGCCTTCGGAGCCCTTTAGCTGTGGCTGACCTGGCCCTGGGACGGACCCCCTCCCACTTCTTCCTGCGGGACACGCTGCTGTCTTCCGGCACGGTCCCGACGAGGGTGAAGATCGAGGGGGACTGGATTTTCCCCTACCACCTCGCCTTCTGTTGCGGGTACTGCGGAGAGATCTGGGGAAGGGTTGTGTATGGGGAGGTTGGGGGGAGGCACTGGCAGTTCATCTCCCGTCCGTGTGAGCGCCATGCGGATCAGTGGCAGGCCCGGACGGCGGGCTCCCTGGTGCTGCTCGACCGCGATGTGGGGGATTTGCCCGAGGCTGTGGTACGGTACGAGTTTGAATTGATGCTCCGTAAATTTGAAAAAGGAACACTGGAATGACCAACGACAAACGTATGCAATTGGCGATCTGCCGAAAAGACCTAGCTGATGTAATAACTCAGCTCGCACAAACTTACGACCTGTCTTACGCGGAAATTGTACAGCTTCTTGTACAAGAAGTCTCCTCGTGGACCTGGGTAGAACTGAAAGAGGCAAACGACAATGACGACGATAAATGAAACGGAAGTAACCTCCTCCCTGATGGGGCCAAAGATTCTCCTCGAAGGGCCGGCCGGCACCGGCAAGACCTACGCCCTGGGAACCCTCGCCGACTGGGCCGAGGCCAACGGCAAGGAGATGTTCGTCCTGTTCACGGAGAATGGGCTGGAGAGCCTGTTGGGCTACTGGACCGACCGCGGCCTCCCCATCCCACGCTCCCTCCGGTGGCACTCCACCATCACCAAGCCCATCGCCCTGTCCGGCCTGATGAAAGCCGCAGACAACGTCGGCAAGCTCTCCTACGAGGCCATCACCAAGATGGTGGATGCGGATCGCGGAGGTCCGAACAATGCGTTTCACAAAATCCTGACTGCGTGTTCCAACTTTCCGGACGACCGCACCGGGGAGAAGTTCGGGTCCGTGGACTCCTGGGGGAAGGATCGCATCTTCGCTATCGACACTCTCTCCGAGCTCTCGAACGCCGCTATGAAGATGGTTATTGGGAACAAGCCCACGGCATCCATGCCTGATTACGGCGTGGCCCAGAACAACCTGATG